GCACATAAGGACCATAAAATGGTTTTATAGTAATAAAAACCTTACCATATTGAGGTGGACTTAGTTCTTCACCTCCAAAAACTGAAACAGATTGAGTTTCTGGGTAAATTTTAGGTATAAGTGCTTCATAATCAGCAGCAGTAACTGCTCTATTTTGAGAAGCATAAATTCTAGGTGCATAATTTTTAATTGAATCAACAGATTCAATATCTTTACCACCATGAGAACCTGTATTTGCAGTAAGTAATGAAATTCCTGTACTTACTAGATTAGTGTTATTATCTACAATTCTACCTGCATAGGTAAATGATGCAACTCCATTACCATCAGGACCATGTGTTTTCGTATATGAAACTTCGATAAAATTTAAATCTTTAAGTTTCTGACCAAATACACCATCACCAAAAATTAACTCATATCTTTGATCTTCTATTTCCTGTATAAAGAAGACTTTAGAGTCAGAAGTAACATCTATTAGACTATCATTAACATTATATTTTACTGCAGATGTACTAGATTGCGTATCTCGGACTAAAACACTAATTGTTGAGGTATCAATATCAGGATTTGGAAGAATAAATCTTTGTTTTACTTCATTATCGTTAAAAGTGAAATTATTTGTTAAAAATGAACCTTCATATATGTCAATATTGTTAAAAACTGCAATTCCATTAACTACAGGAACCGTAATATCGTCTGGAATCGTAAAAGAGTAACTTTCTCCACCAAAATTCGAAGAAGAATTAGCAAATAGTCCCTTTTTTATCGTTAAAGAAACTGGATTTGTGGAAAAATTAGTGGTATTTACTAAAAAAGAGATTTTTGCGGTAGAACACTTCTTTGAAGTTGGTAAGTATCCAATATTTCTTGCTAATGCAACAACATTTTCTCTTAAAGTTGCACTATCAATGAAAACCTCATTACTAACCATGTTAGCATTGTATGAGGATATGTAAGTATTATATGCAAGTACGTCAATTACTGCTGAAAGATTGGATCCTTCAAAATCATAGTCTGTAAAATTAGAGTTTGCTCTCAGATAGTCCTTAATAGAGATCTTTATCTGATCAAAATCTAAATTTGTAAAGTTTACTAGTGGCATTATCGGGTCGGCTGTAAGGCAAATGATAATTGTTGAGGATCAAGATCAATTCCTACGATATTATAGGTCACAGTCACGTTATAAGTGTTGTTATCATAGTCGGGAATTACTTCAACCTTAATAACTTTGACTCTTGGCTCATAATTTTCAATGGTAAGTTCAATTTCTTCCTTAATTATAGACGCAGTACCTACATCCATATTTTCAAAAAGGGATCTTGACACCTTAGAACCTAGATATGGGTTAAAAAACCTTTCTCCAGGGTAAGTAAGTACTAAATTCCTTATTGAACGTGAAATAGCAGTCTCATTTTTAATAGCAATAAGGTCTAAATTGATTGGATTTATCTTAAATGATAAACTTAAATCTTTAAACCCCTTACTTATCCTTTCTACGGGCATAAAAATACCTAACGTACTTATTTATTAATATAATTTTGACTATTTAGCAACAAAAAAAGCACCTTGGTAGATGCTTTAGTAAATATTCTATTTTCCTTGACCTCGATACCTCTTTTTTGCTCTATTTCGACTCGTTGATGAGTACTTAGTATGTTTTCCATACCCTTGACGACTTTTCTTTGGGAGAGATTCGATAAATTCAGTCCCACCTAATGATTTTTTGATTGCCATAATTAAATTACCCGTGTTTTCTCATGACCTACACGTATACGAGGGTCACACCAGATCTGATAGTCTTTCTCAATAGCATCTAAACAGAAAGATACATCCTCTCCACACATATCCTGAACACTACCTGATTCAAAGACCTGCATCTTAGGAGCAAACCAAGGATATTCAAGGTTCTCGAAAACACCCTTCTTAATAAGCACCCAACCAAAACCTGTGTAGTCTACGGTAAAAGGTTTCTTCCTTCTTTCCATAGTCTCACCTGTTTCATGATTCATGACTCCACCATTCTTGCGGAAATCATCTTCCTCTAACCAGTGTGCTACTGAGGTAGTCTTGCCATCCTCTGTCATATACCAACCTGCGGTAATTGCTTTTTCATCACCTTCAGCAGGAACTGCAAGATCACATAATTGCCAGAACTTTTCTGTGTTAAAGACAATATCCGAGTCAATCCATAGTTGGTAATCATACTGTAACTTACCATCCCAAGGTATCTGATTAGGTCCACGTAATACATTAGCACCTAATACCTTACAACGTGCAAAGTTAACCATAGAGGAATAGTCTTGACTGATCTGAATAGACATACCATTCTGCACCATGTCAAAACACAATTGCACGAAATTCTTAAGGAAGATGTATGAGCAACCACGACCAGGTAAACAGAATACAATAGTCTTACCTTTCATTCTTTCTTTGATTGCATCTATATCCCACGTTGGTGCTTGTACTTTGGGAGTTGATGCTTTAACAGTAAATCCTTTTTTTGCCATAAGATTTTAATTCCTTCAATTCAATTATAACAGTTACCTATGTATATGTCAATAAGAATCCTCTTCCCATTCCTTAGTGTAGATAACCTTACCTGGACCTCCCATACCTACCTTCGGTCCTAGTTTAATATATGATAAATCTTTCTCTGTATAATCCGTTTTCAATAAACCTACCATTACATTAAGTAGTTCCCACTTCTCTTCAAAATCTTCTTCTTTTAAATTGCAATACAATACCCTATCTTTTGCATATATGTGGTAAGTAGTTTCTGCAAATTTCATACTGTGTAAAAAGTATACTTTAAGAATAACTCTTCACCTGCTTTAATATCCTTACAGGTCATCACATAATATTTATTATCTTTCATTAATTTAACACAATTCGGATCGTCACTATGATTAACAAAACCACCGAGAGGAGTTCTGTGTATAACCTCATCTACAATAATATGACTCATACCAAGAGACGTACCAGAAGATATATCAACTTTAGCAAATAAACCTTGACCTGCTATGGGACTATCTTTAATATGCAATACTGGGGGAAGTGCTCTATACATTAAAAAGGTAATACGTCAAAAAATTTTCTGGGAGTTTTTTTATATACAACTCGATCTGTCACCTCTGTAGGTTAGGGTCTCTTTCTTTTTTTTAAACGGCAACGCGGACGGGGCATAATATAACATATACCGCATAAACTGTGTCCATACGAATAAACAACTAACAAAGATAATAAGGACACTAAGTGTTAGTTAGTGCCCTTACAGTTGTTATTACTTATAGTGCTGTATTCTGTACCTCTACAATGTCATCGAGGACTGCCAAGATTTCATTGCCATTGTTTGCATTTTCTAGGAGAAACTCTGCAAAGTTAGGTGATACAAACTGTGTGCTTGAGTTAGTCATAATTAAGGAAGTAAATTACAAGGTTTGGTTAACACTGACAGTTTATAGACTTATCAAGGTCTGACTGTCAATAACTACCGATCAATTTCAAAGTCTTCGATATAACTTTCTACGTCCTCATCTGGTTCTAATTTTAACACTTTTCTCCAATCAATATTACGTGCTTCAAAGTCATTTAGTACGTCTAGAGTTAGTGTTACTCTTACGTGCTTTTTACGGGTTTGAGTGTAAAGAACTGACATGAACTTAGGGGGAGAGTTTGTGTTAGTTAACCTTATTATATACGATTCTCCACTATATGTCAAGTGGTACGAATGTATTTATAAAGTTGTGTTGAAAAATTGTAATATCCCCACAAAATGTAAACGGGGGGTATTGACATTTCTGCGAGTTCTTGTTAGAATGCTCGCAAAGATCACAAGAAATAATGACATTTAAGTGACACATATTTCAAGAGGTTTTCCACACTTATTCAGGGTATTTCCACAGTAATTGATACCTTTTCCACAGAATTGTTTAGAACTGTATAAACAACGCACATACATTTTAATTAACCTTTTTAATACTTTATAAATGTAATTTGGTATCATTTGTAACTAAAATAGAGTGTTATCTGTAGATGGAGATGATATTGCCCTTACTAAATCTTCAAGTAAATCTTCATCATAATGCTCCTCAATCTTATCTACTAATTGTTTCTCATTCAGGTCATTTAGTTCCTCTAATATACATTCATTTGCTAAATCTTCCAGTGTCTCAATACTCATATCAGACACGATTAGACTAGCAAACTTATCACGTAGATCTTCAAGTTGTGTAGCAGTTAGTGTCATTTTGTTGCAGTGGTGTTGTTAACAAATAGTGTGCAAGATTACAGACGGATTAGTAATCATAATTGCCTGAAAGATACTCATCCAGATTAAACTTTTCTTCAGGTAATTCTCTGAGTTCTGTTAACTCTGGAATGTCAAATAGATCAGGGGGAGTAATAGAAATGTGTGATGATTGTAGTGAGTTCATTGTAACATAATAAGAGTGATTTGTACAGGGTTTGTGTTACTTATGTGTTGTAAAAAATTTGCTTCGACCTCTCTATCTGTGCGGATTGTAGATAGAAAGTATAATCAATGCGGATGATATTACAACTATTAAAAGTATACTTAGTATTTGAATCATTAGTAATTATTTAATGTACGATACGGTTTATAACATTTAATGAAATCGGATTGCGTTCTGTGAGTGTTAATTAGACTGCTTAATCCTTGGGTTTCATTTCTATCAATCCTTGCCTGATTAGCATAGAATTGTTGTAACTGATCTGTTGTCATAATTGTTCATTAGTAAAGGGAATTACGGGTAATTGTTTATATACTGTCGGTTCTGATTGTGTATAAATTTCTAATAGTTTATGATCCCTTTTTGCTGCCCATATGTTAACTCCTAGTACAATAATTATACCACTAAATGTTAATAATGTCCATTGAATCTTAGTCATTATATTACACCTCCGAATATTCTAATTTATTAAGTTCTTGTTCGACACTAAGTGATGAATATTGTGGCAATCCTTTGCTGTTATCTGTTATAATATAATCGTAATTGTCCACTCTATCTAATATCTCGTCACCCATTATATCCTTAGTTATTATTCTTTTGACGATAGTATCACCCTTAAATGACAATATTCTTAAGATATTATCAGGGTCAATAACATTTTGCCAGTTCTTAATTGGATAGTAATCTAATACTACGGTTCCCTTATTTGACGTAATTTGCATTAGTTAACCTCCTTACGAGTTGTTGATAGTTTGCGTGGTGCAATTAGGAAGTAATATGAGATCGTAGGAGATGGATTCTCAAGGATTTCATATACTTTAGGGTCAAGAGATTCCATGTTAGAATAATAATTAAGGACAGAAAAAAGAGACAGTAAGTTATACTATCTCGTGGTTGTGAGTTAGTATCATTCCATCCCAAAAATCAACGGTCTGATTGTTAGTTGAAAGATACCAATCGAAGTTCTTTTGAAATACTCTAACACCTGCAATTAACTCACTTAAAATAGCATTTAGTCTGCTTTTTGTAGTGTTTGAATGCCATCCACCAGTGTTTAATTTGAGTGCTTGAGTATTATGATCATAGACCGCAATTGCAGTTCTATGTAATACAACAGTTGAACAATTTGTGTTGTTGTTATACTCAACACGTGTATTTGATGAATTCCAATCTACTTTGTTTGAGATTGCGTTATTCATTTGTTGTTCAATCTTACGCATGAAAGTAAAAAGAATTAGAGTGAAAATTGCGTGGGTGTCTCTCCCACATTTATATAATAGCAAAAATCAGGGGCAATGGGTGAAATAGTGGACACTTTGTCAACTGGCACACCTTATATAATAACAACTGTTTTTCATTGTATTATACATTAGTACCCATATTTTCAACCAATGTATCAACGCAGTCCCTATAATCATTACCATCAATTATACATTTAGTGACATTATAGTAACTATCAACAACTCCCTCTAATTT